TAGCTTTGCCACTACGAGACGCTGGAATCAATCATCTGAACAAAACAGGTGAGATGCTGTCCGAGACCTGCAAAGCACAGCAGCAGACGGCTAAGACGATGGAGACCATCTGTGTGCAATTGGGGAACCTCCAAGACGATGTGCAAAGCGTAAAAGACTCCTTTCCCTGTTGTCGAAAAAGTTCCTGATGGCTGTTCACGAGTGAAGTGAAATGCCAAGAAAAAAGAACATCACTCTCGAACAGTGGAAAAAGGCCATCAACGACTCGTGCGGCATTGTCGGACTGGTGGCTTTGGCACTTGGTGTTTCGAGGCACACTGTCGCAAGGCATCGCGACCAAGATTCAGCGATCAAGGAATTGTTCGTAGAGGCCGAGACGCTCGCCAAAGATCGAGCCGAGCTGAACATCAATATGGCCCTAGTCTCTGCTGATCTAAAGGTATCGATGTGGTATCTCGAAAGAAAAGCGAAGGATCGCGGCTACGGGAAAGAACTCAAAGTGGAAACCGATTCGATGCAGGCTAACGTTCAGATCGTTTTACCAGACAACGGGAGGACGCGACCGTGATCTTCATCGCCAATGCATTGCTCACACCGGCGGGCCTGCTCCAACTTCCGACGTCGACACCGACGGCTGGTCAATCGCTTTCGGTGGTAGCGATCGCCAATGGATTGATCACTACAGCTTGGGTGACAGGCTCTGGTTCTGGGAGTGTGGGTCCAGCAGGTCCGCAAGGTCCAGCAGGTCCGCAAGGTCCAGCAGGTCCAACCGGGGCAACTGGTCCAGCAGGCCCAGCCGGGGCAGCCGGGGCAAGTGGAAATTCCCTACTCAACGGATCCGCAGCCCCTGCTACCAACGTCGGAGTGATCGGAGACTTCTATTACTCGACGACATTGCAGCAATTCTACGGGCCTAAGACTGCCGGGGGATGGGGAACAGGCATCGAGCTTTTCATGACCCTGGAAAAGCTCCAGGATGCCGTGGCAGCGCTGATTGTTGGTGGGAACAGTATCAATGTGACGTACAACGACAATCCGATCCCACCTCAACTACCAACGATCACGATTTCCTGGACCGAAGGGGGAGGGTTCACCAATAACGTATGATTCTTTACATTGATCTCCCATTGCCGTCGTCAGCGACACCGGCTGTCGCGATACGCGGACCGTTCCCGACTGAGAGTCCTATCCAAAACAGCCCGTTCACACTTACGGGATCGCAGTCTTCTGCTGGCCGGTTTTCAGCGGACATCGGTGACCTGGCAGCCGGAATCTATCGTTGCTCTGTTACGCTCAATGGAACCCTGATTGCTATCGGCTACATCAGCGCGACCGCTACGTCGACCAGTGTGAGAATGGTCGACGATCCGAACGCAACGATTGACTACACAGCTCTCGCAACGGCGGTCGCTCCAGCAGTGTCCGCAGTGCTCATCGCTGCTTTGCTGAATCGATTCACGCTTTCTGGAACCGCTGGCACTCAAGCAGATGTTCCGACGCGAGACATCACTAGGCAGGAACGATTGAATTTGGGCCACCTGTACACCGCCAATTTTCTGGCTTACACGAAGGCGGACATGAGTCTGATCATCAACGTACCAACTGCAGCGCCTGATTGCGTAGGAAGATTGGTTTTTACTGCCAAACAGAGTCCATCAGACAGCGATAACGGCGCACTAATCAGAGTGGATTCCGCGAGTGGAGTCCAACAACCCAGTGGCTACGCTACTAAAGGTTCAGTCGTGGCGATCGCAAATCCCACAGCGGGGCAACCAAGTCGCAGTGCCCGAGTGCAAATCCTCGCTCAAGCGATGCAACCGCTCCCAGCCGGTAGATTGTATTGGGACCTCAGGAGCTATATCGCCCAAGTCAATCCACCGCCTGTAGGAGTCGTGTTGTCTACCGGCATCCTGGATCTTACGCAACCGATCAATCAAGCCGTTACCTAGTGGTCACATACTCGCCGCAACCGGGACCACAGACGACGTTCTGTGCGTGTCCGGCTGACATAGCCATCTACGGAGGGAGCGCAGGCGGGGGAAAGACGTTCTGTGTGCTGCTTGATGCTCTCCGAGGCATCGGCGATCCGTACTGGAGTCCGGTGATTTTTCGCCGTACCTACAAGCAGATCACAGCACCGCAGGGATTGTGGGACAAGGCCTGCGAACTCTACCCGCTCGTGGGCGGTCGAATGCGGCAGTCCCAAATGGATTGCGTGTTCCCGTCGGGAGCGAGAATCAGCTTCTCACACATGGAGCACGAACAGTCAAAGATCGCATGGCAGGGTACAGAGCTGCCCCTGATTTGTTGGGACGAGCTGACCCACTTCACGGCTGGTCAGTTCTGGTATCTCGTCAGTCGAATGCGATCCATGGGAACCATCGAGCCTTACATGCGAGCTACCTGCAATCCGGACCCTGGATCTTGGGTTGCCGGACTGCTCGATTGGTGGATCGATCCATTGTTGGGCACACCGATCCCAGAGCGAGGCGGAAAGCTCCGATGGTTTACCCGTATGCCTGACGATTCGATCGAATGGGCGGATAGTCCCGAGGGATTGCCGAAGGGTCAGATGAAGCCGATGAGCTTCACATTCATTCCAGCGACTTTGCAGGACAATCCCGCGCTGCTTGCGAAGGATCCAAACTACGCCGATCGACTCCGCGCACTTCCCCGAGCCGAGCGTGAAGCTCTACTCGGTGGCAATTGGCACTCGCAGACCGGAGGGGTGTTCGATCGCGACTGGTTTCGAGGATACGACATTCTTCCTTCAGGCGAACTGCAATGGCTCATGGCTGGAGACGTGGTTACGGCCTTACCGTCCATGCTACGCCGATTCGCGACCGTGGACACGGCTGGATCGTCGCGAGAACGCGCAGAAGAATCCGCAGGGAAAGCACCTAGCTGGACTGTTTGCGCCGTCTGGGATTACTACAGGCCACGCCATACGCTCGCAATCCGGAACGTACTTAGGATCCAAGAAGAATGGGCCGCGATGAAGACGAGGGTGACAGGATTTCTGGAATCGAACGAAGTCCCTATCGTTGTGATCGAAAATGCTCACTTCGGACCAGCCCTCAAAAGCCAAATCAAGGGCCGAAAAGTGGTAATGGTCGGTCCAAAAATACCCGGTATGGCAGAGAGCCACAGAGGCGCGAAGCTGGAGCGAGCGGTTGCATCAGGATGCATAAACCGGCTTGAAGACGGTCAGCTTTTGATGCCGAACTATGAGCGTTATCATAAAGAATTCGCATGGCTGAAACCATGGCTCGTGGAACACACAGCATGGCAAGGCCGTCCGGACGAAGTTGCCGATCAGATCGACAACACGAGCTATGCTTGCTACTACTCCAAACAGATGCAAGCAACGCCTTGGGGTGGAGTTATTCAGCAGAGTCACGGTTCGAGCAAGTTGTACGGAGGATGAAGCTATGTCAACGAAAAAACAAGATGCACTGGTTACGATCAAGGAAGCTGCCACAGCTCTCAGTGTGCATCCGGACACTATTCGTAGATGGATCACAGAGCGTCGCATCCCACATGTGCGACTGCCTGGGGGCACGCACAGACTCAAGCAAGCCACGGTCGAAAAGATCAGAGAGGAACGCGCGGCTAACTCCCAACCAGAACAGATCGAGAACGATTCTCCCGACCAGGATCCTCTTTTGACACCTACCCAAGCGGCTGCAATGCTGGAAGTCTCGACTCAAACAGTCAGGAACTGGATCTCGGACGATTTGATTCCCAATATTAGACTTCCCGGAGGATTCTATCGGATACGAAAATCGCGAATCACTTCGATCAAGAAGGAAGTTTTGGCGAACAAAACAGCGGCCAAATTCCCCAAATAAAGACGCATTTGCCCAGGGCGACGTAAGTCGTTTTGCTTTCCGTGCTGCCTCTTGATTCAATTCTGGCATGGCAAAGACATTTCGGAAGGCGATGCTCACATGCAGAACGTATCACAGCGGCGACGGGAAAGTCGTCGTGACGCCTGAGCGTTTGAAGCATTGGGCTCATCAATTCCAACGACTGTCTGCGAATCGATACACAGTCCCGATGCATTGGAACCATGCGGACCTCGATGATTTAGATTTGTTGCAGCCCATGCCGTCGACAGAATACGAACTCAGGCAAAGTCGCGGTGCTCAAAACACCGTCGGGAAAATGACGGGCTTCAAAGTCACACCCGATGGGCAAGCAGCAGAGATAGAGGTCGAAGTTATAACTCCCAGTGCACAGGAAAAAGTCGGTGCAAACGTCGTGTTTGTATCGCCTGTGATTTTTCCGGAATTCGCGGACGGATCCGGACAGACCTATGCAGACGTGATTACCTCAGTCGATTTGGTTGACTACCCGGTGGATCACTCACAAGGGCCCTTTGTATCGGCTGGACAAGATCCGATCACGATGGGCTGTGTTATTCGCATGGGGACCAAACCAAACCACCACAAGGGAACTCGAAGAATGGCTAACGACCCAGCATACACCGACGATCAAACGCCGGACTCGATGAATCAACCCATGGGCGACTCAGGGGGAGGCGATCTCGTCTCACAGATCCTCGCCGCGATGGCCGAAATGGGCATCCAGTTGCCCGATGGCACGGACGAAACCAACATCGTCGCGAATCTCAAGCAAGTCTTGGGTAACGGCGGCCAAGGTCCAGTCGACTCGAATCCAATGGGCACCACTGTCGCAAGTCCAGACATTCAAACGATGAGCCTCGCCGCTCAA